CTTAATAATATAATGAAAGATAAACTAGAAAGCAATGAATACATTGACTTTGATACAAGTACAATTGGAGTGTTAAAAGAAGACAGAAAAGAGAAAATGGCAATGCTTAATAATCTTAGTTATCTGACAATAAACGAAAAAAGAGCCGAGCTTGAATATCCACCAATTGAAAATGGCGATGATATTTTAATCAGCACATCAATGACACCATTAAAAGAAATATACGAAGATGTAAAACCAGTTGAGGAGGAAGACGATGACAAAGAAGAAGCGGAAAACGAAGAAAGTTAAGTTGACTAACTCACAAAAAAAGATATTGGCAAAAAGGCAATTGAAAATGCGAAACAGGTTGATATTAAAGCAATTTAATAGATTAAGACTTGTTTTTAAACAATTGCGTGGAGAAATTGATGTAAATGAGCAGATGTTTTTGAGCGAATTCGCTTGGGAAACGTTTAGCAGTCAATTATTCGATGAATTAAAAAAAGGAATACTCGAAACAGTAAGTGAAACATCGAATTTTTTAATTACACATCGTGGCATTGATGAAAAATTAATTCCAGCTGTAAAGAATAAAACTTTGAAAATGTTTGGAAAAAAAGTGATTGCTGAAAAAGTAGCTAATATAAAAGATACAACAAAGAAAATATTAAACAAAGTTATTGTTTCAGGACAAGAAAAAGGGCTTAATATTCGTGATATTGCTAAGAATATAACGAAAAAAGTAAAAGATATGGAAGAAAAAAGAGCAATGATAATAGCAAGAACCGAGACGGCTACTACTGCAACAATGACTTATTTGGAAGGGCTTATAAAAGCAGGATTGCCAAAAACGTGGTGGCACGTTGGAGGTGGAAAAACAGACAGACAGACACATTTAGCTCTTGACAAAGTGACGGTTGAAGACGCAAGTAAGCCATTTTCTAACGGAATGATGTGTCCGCACGACTTAGAAGCAGATGTAGGAGAATTGATAAATTGCCATTGCGAATTAATATAAGGGAGGTAATATGGATAAATTTCAAAAAAGTGTCGAAATGATTTTGAAAAAGGACACAGAGGAAAAAGGAATAATTGAAGGGCAATTGGTAACGCATAGCGTTATCGACAGCTATGGCGATTATTTCGATAAAACAGCACTTGATAAAGTGGATAAGGACAAGACCTATTTCTTGCTGCATATGCACGACTGGAGTAAAGAGATTGGAACTTTGAAAGTTTATCAAGATGAAAAAGGGAATTTGAAATTTACAGCGAAACTTGATTTGTCAACAGATGATAATGGTAATGCAATAAATCAGGACGCACAAAAAGTTTATTCAATGATGAAAAACGGAGCAAATTATGAAATGTCGGTTGGCGGATTTTTGAGACAAAGAGAATTTGGGAGAGTTCAAACTGACAAAGGAGAAGTTGACGCTAGGATAATTAAAGAAATTGAAGTTGTGGAAGGCAGTGTTGTATTAAAAGGAGCAGTACCAGACGCAACGGTGGAAACAGTAAAAGGCGATAATAACATAAATAAAAATAATAAGGGAGATGATAATATGCCAAAAAATATTGAAGATTTGAAAAAAGGAATGAACAAAAATACAGAGGATATAAAAAAAGCAAATGAAGATTTAGCAGCAGCATTGAAAAAGAATAAAGATTTGGAAGATAAAATTGATAAAGCAAATGAAGAACTTGAAAGAATGGGTAAATCGTTAGATGAAGTTATGAAAAAAGGTGTGGCAAATCCTGAAACTGAAGAAAAAAAAGAAACTGAAGCATTACAAAAGTTTTTGAGAACTGGAGAAGGTGGAAATTTAAGGGTTGCAAAAGCAATATCCAGTACACAAGTTGCTGTGTTAATTCCAAGTGCCTTGGAAAGAGAAATTTTAAAAGAAATAAAAGAAAATTCTCCGTTTTTGTTTAATGCAAGAATTTACACAGGTAAGGAATCTTATAGAAGAGTACCAATTAGAAATGAAATAACTCCTAAAAACCAAGCTGTAAAAGAAGGTGTTGGGAATACTCAAAGCGGAGAAATAAGTTACACATATATTGATATAAAAGCTGGAAAAAGACAAGTTCCATATCCGTTGACAGATGAAGCTAGAGAAGACGCATTTGCTGATTTAGTTGGCGAAATTAAAGAAGCAGTTGCAGAAGATTTTGGAATAACATTAAGCGATTATACGATAAACGGAGTATACAATGAAACAGCAGACCAATTTATTGAAGGGTTTATGACAAATGCTGATGTAAAAGCCAATGCGGTAACATCTGCTGCAGCTGGAAAAGTAACTTGGGAAGATATGGTAAAACTGGAAACAGGAATGAAAAAACAATATAGAAAAAATGCCAAATATTATGTTTCCACAAAAATGTATGAGGAAATGAAGTTGTGGAAAGATACAACGGATAGACAATTGTGGAGTACAATCCATAACGGTGCAACAATGATATTTAATGGTTATGAAGTAGTTGTTGATGAATTTTTAGATGATATAGCAACTGGAAAATTCCCTGCAATATTCTGTGATTTCAAAAAAGGTTATGGATATTACATAAAAAATGATTTTGAACAAGAAACAAACAGAAAAGTAAATGAAGGGATTACAGAAATTTATACAAGAATAAGAATCGGAGGAAAAGTATTAAGACCAAATGCTTTTAAACCGTTAAAAGTAAAATAGAGGTGGTTTTAAATGCTGATAACAGTAAATGACTACGAAAGAATAACAAGGACGACCTTAGCTGATGATGAAAAGGCTAGGGTTGAAGCCTTGCTTAATGTTGCAATTAGTCAAATTGAGAATACGACTGGATACAAATTAGAAGTTGAAACACTTATAGAGGATTATGATTATAATAAGCGGATTTACTTAAATAAACGTCCAGTTGTCGAAATCGCAGGCGTTAATTCCAATGATGAATATAAAAGTTGTGGGAATTATATTGAGTTTATTAATTTTAGTAATTGCCCTTGCAATACAAAAGAAAAAGAGATTGAAGTAACTTATAAGGCTGGATACGATGAACTGCCTGATTGGTTAAAATACGAAATATGTATACTTGTAAATGACTTTATTAACAGTATGGATGAAGAGGCTAGCAAGTATAAGACTTATAAGATTGATGACATTTCTTATTCGTTTGTAGATTTTGCAAATAACAAGAGAGAAAAAATTGAGAGTATTGCGAGGCGGATATATGGCTGAAATTGTATATGAATTAGAGGGATTAGAGAAGCTGGATAAAGAGCTGAAGTATTTGCAAACCCACGCTGTTAAAGTAGGTATTTTAGGCGATGATGGCGACAAAGAAAGTGATGAGTCAGAAGGAACAACAGTTTTGGAATATGCTTTGTATAATGAATACGGAACAAAAAGAGGTATACCTGCAAGACCATTTTTCAGAACATCAGTTGCAACTGACGAAGCTCAAAAAGAAATTAAAGATTATATGAAATCACAACTAGAATTAATAATTGCTGGAGAACTAATAGGAGAAGAGGCTTATAATAATTTAGGGAATTTTGTGGTTAAAAAAATAAAAGATACGATTGATAAAGGTGGTTTTACAGCATTAGATCCTAAAACTATAAAATTAAGGGAAAAAAGAGGGAATAATTCGACAAAACCGCTTATAGATACTCATTCACTTTATGAATCAATCACTTATCAGATTGTAGGTGTATAAAATGGGACATAAAACATTTATTCCAAAAAAATTTTTTAGTAAATGCAAAGTATCAAAAAAAACTAGCGAATGGATTAATTCAGAATTAGTTGAAATTGATGAAAGTGTAGAATTTGAAGGATCAGTATTCAATCTTAACAGGCAGGATATAAAAATGCTTGTTGAACAAGGAATACAGATTACTTTGGACAGTAAAAAAATATACTGCTATATAGATATAGACTTGAAAAATAAAATTGAATTCGAGGGAAATAACTATATTGTAACAACAGCAAAAAACTATATGAAACACGATGAACTTAGAATTTATTATATTGAAAGGGTGCAAGAATGAAAAATGAAATATTGAGAAAATTGTTAGCCAGTTTCGTAGATTTCCAAGTTATTCGTGATAATTATGTAGCTAAAAAGCCAGCAGAATGCGCTGTTATGCATACGATAAGTCTTAACAAGTCAGCATACAGTGCATATAGAACTGTTGAAAAGACAGATACACAGATTAAGGAAAAGGCTTTAAGATTAGTTATTGCTTATTTGCAATTTGATTTTTATGCTCCAACACAGGCAAGAGCAGAAGAAATGGCTAGTGAATTGCTTGAGGTTATAGTATTTAAGAAAAGACATGACTTGGTTAGGAACGGATTTGGATTAAGTGATGACAATATAGAAATAAAAGATTTAACTTTCCTTGAGGGCAGTCAGTACATTTACAGATTTAGTTTTGATGTAGAAATGAATTGGCGAGAATCAAGCGAAAGAGTAAGAGATTTAATAAAAGATGTGGAAGTAAAAACGGAGGTAGAGAATGGCTAAGAAAATAAAAGTAACAGTAATAAGACCGACAAAACCTTTACTATTAGGTGATTTTGGGAAAGTCTTATTTATAACTAAAGAAGCAGATAAGCCTTATAAGAAATACACAAAATTAGATGATGTTAAAACAGATTTTGGGGTTGATTCTAAAATGTACAAAGGGGTGGAAACATTTTTGTCACAAGAGGATAGCGATGGAAATGTAATACAGCCAGATATTTGGTATTGCGCAAGTAAAGCAACACCTAACGAAGAATTTTTAGATAGTTTACCAACTGGCGATTTTTACGGTGTGATTGTAGATTTTTATGATGAGGAATTTACAAAGGCATTGGCTAAATGGCTAACTAAAAATGTTAAATTTGCAGTTGTAGCTAATTCGACAGCAGAGAACAACAAATTAAAAGAAAGCGTAAGAATATATTTTATGGCAGGGAAAGCCGAAGGCGGAAACTTGGATATATTTGGGTTACCAGCTTATACGTTCACACAAGGAATTAATGGACGTTGGAGCGATAGAAGAATATTAGGAGTAGATCCGTCGGCTAAAACTTTAACAGAAGAAAGCGACAATGAAAAAGGGAATATCAACTATACTAGAAATTTTGTTGGATATAATGCTGTAACAAGTGGCTCTTGGTGTGCTGACGGTGTTAGGCATGCAGACCAGACGATTAAAATAGATGCAATTGTGCATAACATCGAAACTAATTTGTCTAGAATGTTAATCGAAGAAAAGAATACAACAATGGACGGCGAAGGTATTCCTAAAGTCGAAGCATTATTGAATAGAGTAATGCTGGCAATGGGTAAACAAGGAGCAGTTGCTAAGAATAATAGTGGCGAATACTTATTTAAAGTTACAGTTCCAAGCATCGAAGATACTTCAGCACAGACAGGATTGACTGTAGACGATTATATTAAT